TGTCTAGGTCGCTCGGGAGAACCCAAGTTGTGCCGGATGTGAGGAGGACCGTCTTAGTGGCCACGACAAAGCCCCTCGGCAGGAATTAAAAGGCTCAGAGCGAGAAGATGCCAGTCGCATCCCACGTAATTGAAATATCCCCGCCATTCGGTGTCACAGGGAGGTTGGTTATGCCGGTGTCGAGGAACGCCACCAGTGGAGACGTGGCGGGGTTGCCGCTGTCGATGTAGAGCACGATGGCCACGACCTGAGAGCCGGTGACGGCCGTGAAGGTCACATTCGCGCCGTCAAACACGCCGTTGGTGAATGTCTTGCTGCCGATCGTCTGGGGCGTGCCTACGACAGACGCGCTGGCGCTGTTGTAGAACTGGTGTGCTGCCGAGTAGGTGTAGCCCGCCGTCACCAGAGCCGCCTTGACGGTCTGCCCGTCGAGGTCGTTGCCGGCGGTGAACTCCAGCAGGGCCTGCTTCCAAGACGGGTACAAGGCGTTTGCCATAGTCTAGACTCCTGTCAGCACTTCTTGCCGCGCGGCATGACGGCGAGGCCGCCCGTCTTGCGGCTGATCATGGGCTCGCCGCTGAAGCCAGCTCCGGCGGGCCCGCGGCGGATGAGGACACGCTCGCCTGCCTCTGCGGCCGAGGCGCGGTTGGCGCGGCCAAGCAGCGCCTTAATCTCAGCGTCGGTCATGTCGCCGAAGTCACGCTGGCGCTGGCGCATCTCTGCCTCAGTCGCGGGCTTGCCCGTGCGCTTGCTGATGGGGCGCGTCGAGACGCCCTCGCGCGGCACGCCGCCGCGGTTCAGGTCGACCGCGCCGCCCATGGCCTTCTTGACCGGCTTCGCCTTGCCTGCCTCGCTCATGGCGATGGCGACGGCCTGCTTCTTGCTGGTGACCTTCGGGCCGCCCTTCGAGCCGCTGTGCAGCGCGCCCGACTTAAATTCACCCATGACCTTGCTGATCTTGGCCGCGCCCTTGGCGTCGCCGCCCTTGGCGTAGCCGCCCTTGGCGTAGTGGGTCTTGGTGCTGTTCTTGAAGCCGTCCATGTCACTTGCCCTTTTTGCGTGCCGCGAAGGCATTATCTACCAGATTCGGCCAAGGTCGGCCAGCGGCCTTGGCGCGGCGCTTGGCCGCAGCCTTGCGTTTGACCGAGAGGCTCTTGGGCTTTTGGCCCTCGGGTCTCGGCTTGGCCCAGAATGGCTTGTCGCTCATGTCACGCGGCCTCCGCTACGCATCGCCCGGCGCCACAACCGTAAGCCCATTCTCCGCGCAAACAGTGGCAAAGTGATCCACATAGTCCTGCCAGAACGAGTAGATCAGCACGGCCAGCATGGCGTTATAAGCGTCCTGCGTGATGCCTGCATCCTCGACCTGCGGCGGGTAGAAGCCCGTCTCGATCATGGCTTGCAGGTCATCACCGGCCCATGTGTGCAGGCCCCAGTGTGATGCAGGCTCCGAGCCGTCTGCCGAGAGCGGGACAGTGTAGGCAGGCGAACCCCAGCCCATAGCCTCGCTGACGGCGTTGCCGGTATCGACCTGATTGTCGGGGAGAAGGAGTACGCAGGATAGCATTAGTAAATTCCTTAGTTCGTTGTCACCGTCCATCCGCGCGATTGCAGAGTGGCTTTATCTGTCAATCCTGTAGCGGAGGGTGTTGCGTTGCCTGTGCCGCCGAGGTTCAGGTTGCGGGTACCAGTCGTTCTGCCTGCTGCGACAAAAGCAGCGAGAATGGCGTCCACAGCGGCTTGTGTCAGCAAGTTGTTCTGCGCTTGAAAGTCACCGAGCGTGGCGGAAACAGTGCCGCCGCTCCATCCCGTTAACTGGTTGGTGTAGCAATAGAACACCGACAGTGCAGTGTTAGCCGACAGGCTGGGGATGCTGCCCGTTAGCTGGTTGCCGAAGCACCGGAAATCCGTCAGCGCGGTGTTAGCGGTCAGGCTGGGGATGCTGCCCGTTAGCTGGTTGCCGAAGCACAGGAACACCGACAGTGCAGTGTTAGCCGACAGGCTGGGGATGCTGCCCGTTAACTGGTTGTTGTAGCAATTGAACACCGACAGTGCAGTGTTAGCCGACAGGCTGGGGATGCTGCCCGTTAGCTGGTTGTTGTAGCACCGGAAAGCCGTCAGCGCGGTGTTAGCGGTCAGGCTGGGGATGCTGCCCGTTAACTGGTTGTTGTAGCAATCGAACACCGACAGTGCGGTGTCAGAAATAACAGCCTTGGGAACCAGCATTGTAAACGGTGAAGTCAGACCTTGGGCAATAAGGTCGGTCGTGACGTTATTTGCAGTCTGCGTATATGTGACCCCATTCGAGCCGACATAGGTGATCGGATAAGGGCCCGCGCTGCTGACAATGTTGTGTAACACCGTGCTGTCAGTGGTCATGCCAACAAAGTAGTATTGCGGCACGCCGAAATATGAGGTCAGCTGGTCAGCATTAATCTTGATATTGGGATTGACCACATACTGTGCAACCCGGCCCAGCGGAATGCGAGACAGAGTGCCATAGTTGCTGCCCGATGCGCCGCTGACCATCCACCCGTTTTCAGTCACATATGCGCTTTCACACGCCACTGCGGTTGAACCGTTGAAAATAAGGCGGTCGTCAACGAAGTCGCCTGCGAGATAGGACACGCTGGGCTTGCCAGCCTCGGTGACGTTCCACTGGTCCGTTACCTGCTGGTAGGCCGTGGCGGTGGAGCCGGTTTCGAGTTGTGCGCCCCAGACGAAGGTTTCAAATCCCGTTTCTGCGCCGGGGGTATTCCTTCGGACCGCCACTGTGAAAGACGTATTTGCCGCAACCTTTGTAATAGAAAACCTGTTCCACTCTGCTGTGGCGCTAACAGATATAAACGCGCCGTCCAACACCAATTGGACTGTTCGTGGAGATGGGACTTTAATCCATACGGAAAACGTATAGGTTTGTCCAACAGTGGCGCTAGAGAATGTTTGCAATACGGCCCAATCTCCAAGTGCTGTGACTTTATCCGCTGTCAACGTCCCGTCGGGGGCAGTCGTGCTGTCTGCTGTAACAGAAGCACTAAATTTCGCCCAAGCCGAACTCTGAAACTCCTCGGTCCGAACCAGCAAGTTCCGCCGCCCACCGAACGGCTCGATGCCGTAGATCGGCCTGTTTGCCAGAACGCTCTGGGAGGCGTGGTTGCCGGGGAGTTCGCGGACGGAGATGTTGTCGAGGGAGCCGGTGAACACCCCTCCAACAAAACGCAAAGATGCGTCAGCAACTGCAAGCATATACTCGGTAAAGGTGCCATTTGCTGCGCGGCCTACGCCTATAACTGGGGTTCCCCCTGTAAAGCGCGGAGTGACGTTCCCGCTAACGTATCCCGAAACAGTGTATGTCAAAGCATAAGTTTTACCGGCTGCTATTACAATGTCCTGCTCTAGTGTACCGGAAGATGCCACCCAAGACGCAACGCCGCCAGAAACGGTAACAGAAGATGCAGTCCAACCCGTGCTGCCGTTACTAAAATCACCATTCGTGACCAACTCAGGCCCCAGCACCAAGCCCTTGGACTTATCCAGAAGCAGCCCAACCGTCTGCCCCGTCGCCGTGACGGGCGTGGTGCCTGCGCTGTCCTGAAACATCGTGGACAGGTCGGACGGGTCATACCACGCACCCGGCTCACCAGCGGCAAACAGGGATAGGGGCGAGAACGCAGTGCCGCCAAAACCCGCGATGAGACCACTCGAACCGGCCCACAGGCCAGAGACGTCGCGATACAGCCCCCTGCCTAGCGCGAGGCCCGAAGCGCCGCTGTAAAGGCCAACAGCCATATCTTACGCCCTGTTGTCGCCAGACTGGATAATCGTGAGCGTCGCCGCGCCCGCAGTGGCGTTGATCCTCAGGCGCACAGCCGCAGGCACGTAGGCGTAGTTGCCCTGCCGGTTGACGGTCTGCGACACGAGGTTGACGTCTGGGTGATCGAACCACGTCATCGTGCCGGGGGTCGAGGTGAAGGGGTTGTCCAGCGTCTGCTGCACAGTCCACGTCGGCGTGCCGAGGGCCGTGTCCACGACCACCTGCAGCGAGATGTCCGGGCGCCCGTGAATGTCGAGCGGCAGAGGCTCAGTCACGGCGAAGCTGCCGAAGCCGACAGTGATGGCCGTGCCCACCGAGGCGGCGCTGATCGTCACGCGCGTGACGGTCTTGAAGGCCAGCGTGGTAAACACCGTGGTGTTATTCGGCCCGGTGACGGTCTGGCTGATGACGTTGCCCGCGGCGTCCGTGCCGGTCACCGTGAAGGTGCGCGTGCTGTCGTTGCCGTTGGAAGTGATCGACACGGCGTAGGCCGCCGGGAAAGTCGCGACGCCCGCAGTGGCGTTGGCGCCATTGATGGTCAAGGCGCCGGCGGCGAGGGGCTGTTGCGACGCGCAGACCGCATTGCCGACTGCGGCACCCGTAGTAAGCTTCTTGGTAATCTGGCGCATCTGTCAATCCTCACAAAGTCAGAGGCGGGCCGAAGCCCGCCCCATCAGTTCTCAGCGCTCTTTCGCCGCGTACAGGTAATCGACCGTCATCGTCTTGGCCACAGCCTCACCATTCTGCAGCGCGAAGCTCACGGTGCAGGTGGTGTCAGGCAGGAAGGCCGAGGAGGCGTCGAGCGAGCCGAGCACCGCGCCATTGACCTCATACGCCACCTTGCCCTCGCCGTCGTAGTAGAAGCCGAGGGTGATGTAGGTGTCGTCCGCCAGCGTGGCGACAGACGCCACGGAGGTCGAGCCGGTGGTCGCGTTCTTGCGGCACACGAAGCTGAACGATGTCGAGCCGTCAGCCTTGAGGAAGTACACGCCGTCCGTCACGTCGAGCGGGGTGGTGTCGACGACCTGAAGGCCGATGACGACGTCCGACTGCGTGGCGTCCGAGACCTTGAAGCGGGCGCGGAAGAAGGTCTTCTTGCCTGCCGTGAAGGTGAAGGCCGCCGGGGTCTTCTGCAGCGCGACGAGGTCGTCGTTGGCTGCGGTGTTGGTGACCAGCAGGAGGCCGCCGTCGCCGGCAGTCAGGGCCTGCGTCGCGCCGGCGTCAGTCTCGGTGACGACCCAGTCGCCAGCCGTGTAGGTGTCGAAGTCGTTCCAGTACTCGTGGAAGAGCGTCGGGTCCGGCTGGACCATGTCGGCAAACAGGTTCGTCTCACCGACATTGGTGAGCCCGAACGGGAAACGCGTGTTCGAAATGTTACCCATGGGTGTATCCTCTATGGACAGTGCTATAGCGGCGCGACATTACCACACCGGCGGCGCATTTGCTAGAGGCTCATGCTTTGCGCCAGACCCATCGCTTCTTGCCGCAATCAAACATGCGCTGGGCGCCAAGCAGGTACGTCATGTCGCGCTCGCTGCGCAGGTCCGTGGCCGGGTTGAAGACCTCCGACGCGCCGATGTCGCGAATGCGCGCAGGGATGTTCTTGCGCTGCCACGCCGTCTTGGCCAGCAGGCCAGTCTTGGGGTGGTAGACTTGGTAGTCGGGATCGGTCTCCTCCTCAAGCACAAAGCCCAATTGCTCGTACATCCGCCCAGTGAAGTAGCGGTTGTCAGAGAAAGACTTGACGCTTTCGGGGTCGCGGTCTGCCAAAAACGCCGCGAACAACCTTGAGGCTCCCCCGGGGACCGATACGCGGGTAGCGTAGCGTGTCAGCGTCCACGCGCGCTCGGCATTCGCGCCCCGGTCATTTGCCCCAAAGGCGAAGCGCATACACGCCACCAGCTTGCCGCTGTAGCGCAGCCCGTATGTCTGGCCCCACCCAGCACCACCCTGCGGATGGTAGCGCTCGAAGAATGCCGTTGCCTCGGCGCTGCCGACTGCCTCAACGGCGCATTTGCGGGCCATGACGCGGCCACGCGCCTTGCCCAGTGCGTTGCGGATCAGGCGTCGTATGGCAGCGGGCCTCTCCAACCACTCGCTCTCGTAGACAGTCAGCAGGCGGATACCGGCAGCCTCGCAAGCGCGATGCTTATCGAGGTGCCGGGTGCGGTCCTTGCGCTCCTCATCGGCTGACGACGAGGCGTGCCAGTACTCGCCGCAGTACTCCACAGCCACGTTGGCGTAGGGTGCATAGATGTCCAGTTCCTTCGGCGCGATCAGCTTGCGGTTGCGCTCCTCCACGGGGCCGAAGATCGCCATGAACTTGGCCAGCGCGGCCTCGCCCTTGGATCGGTGGTGCGAACATTCCGGGCAGCCATGCGCGCGCTTCAGGTGGTGCTCGGGTCGCTGCTGAAAGGGTCCGTGAGCGCGACACAGGATAGTCACCGGCTTCTTGCGCCCGGCGTAGACAACGGCGCTGTAGTCGTAGGCAGCGCCATGCACCTTGCGGGCCTCGCGCTCAAAGTCGGCGGCATGCGCGAGCATCTTGGCGTCGGCCGTTTTGCGGGCGGCGCCCGTGACATCCTTGCGGTGCCCGCGTTTGAGCGCGCCACACACCGGGCAGCCCTTGCCGCCTGAGACATGGCCGTTGGGCGTGATGCTGAAGTCGCCGTGGTGCGGGCACGTAACGGTAAACTTGGTGGTGTTGTTGACGTAGACGGCTCGGTCGTAGGTGTAGAAACCACCATGCCGCTCGTGCGCCTGCTGAATGACGTCCTCCTGCGAAGATCGGCGCTTGGCGCGCCGCACCGCATCGCCGCACGCGGGGCAGCCCGACCCGTTCTTGCGTAGCTGCGCGGGGTACTGCGTGAACTCGCCGTGATCCGGGCAGACGATGCCGGTCATGCGCTCCAGTGCGCCGTGATACTCAGCCCGACTGAAATCGTAGCGAGCGAGCATGTCGGGGTGGAACTTGGACAGGACTTCTGAGAGGCTGGCTTTCACATTTCGCTCCTTCGTGACTGGCTTTGTAAGATACAAAACCAGACGCAGGATAGCAAACAAAAAAGTGGCCCCCGTCACTGAGACGGGAGCCACCTCGAAAAGCATTGCTTTTCAGTCTGTTAGATCACAGCCCAGTTGTGCCATAAATGCCGCGTGGATCGGTCCAGCCGAACGCATAGCGTTCCGTGGCTTTATAACGCATTGAATCCGTCTCGAAATCGCCCTCCATGGACTTCTCCAAGCCACGGCGCATGGCGAGCTTGAGGCCCTCCTGCGCGTCGGTCTGGATCCACCATGCAGTCGTCGAGGTGACACGCGACAGGTTGGCCTGACCGTCATCAAGCAGGCCCATCGAGCGGACCGGATTGATGTCGTTGTTGGCGGTGCCTGCACGCAGGGCTGACTTCAGCAGAACTTCCGCTTGGAAGACGTTCGAAGGACCAGTGACGATCTTCTTCGGCGTCAGGCGGATGCGCTTGCCGTTGTTGTCCACAGCGTTGCGGATCTGGATCAGGAGCTGCTCGAGTGAGGTCTGCGACAGGTTGGCTGCCGTGGACAGTTCGTTCGAGAAGGTGCCATTGGCGATCGGATGATCCGTCGCCACCAGTTCCTTGCCGTCACCACCAACGTACGTCGCATTGAACGCACGATTGAGGATGTTGGCGCCGAGGGTCTCCTTGGTCTCGACCAGCGACTGCGCGAGGTGACGCGCATAGGTCTGGCCGATACGGATGTGGTCGCCGTCTTCCACCAGCACCTTGGTCAGGGCGAAGGCGAGGCCATACACCCGGTAGACGTAGCGCTGGATGAACAGCGTGCCGCCCGACTGGTAGGTGACCGGCATGCCGTCCGGAAGTTCCGGGGCGGCACCGAAGCCGAACAGGACAGGCTCTTCGTGGTAGTTCCGGGGGATGCCCTTGAACTCCTTGAAGACCTGCGACCATTCGTCAGCGCGCTGGTCATAGATGCCGTTGAACTCTTCGTTCAGGATCGGCTCAACACACTTCTGTTACTTTCAGCTTTCGCTTACTGACCTACCTCGCGGCAGGCGGGGAAACCTCTTCGGATCTCCCTCCCCGGCTTCTTGGGTTATACCGGGGTTCAGACTATCGCATCACCTCTGTTACCAGAGGGCCACCTCGCTTAGTCGTTCAGGCTGCACAGCTTTCGCTTGCTTGCCCCCTGTCGCCCGCTTCCGGGCTTCCAAGTCAATTAGAGGCGGTTATTCAACATACCTCGCGGTATGAGGGCACTGTCACTTAATGCTGCGGAAATCGGTTGAACGCATTGGCGTTGCCATTTTATAATTCCTTTCTGGGAGACGATCTGCGCCCCTTAGTCCAGCCAATAGCAAGCAGTTCTTCTACTTGCTCGGGCAGCACATTGCGCTCTTCCACTCCGTTAGTCATACGGACGCGCCCGCGAGTTCTTGCGGACACTTCCTTTCTGCGATCCACATCCCACAAAGCGGCGTGCCGCTTCTTCATCGCGTCCTTGAACGCGGGATCAGACCACATGGCCCGTGACTTCTCGGCGTTTATAAGTCTGGCCTGTTCGCGGACTTCCGGGTTCTGCAAAGCTGCTCTCGCCACTTCCGCATTGCGTAGAGAGGACGCCCGCTTCTTCTCAGTGAAGTTAGCGGGGTTCTTCTGCGCGAGCTTCTGCGCTTCAGAGACCTTTGCCCGATACTCGGGGTTGGACCACTTGCGACGGAAAGCTTCGCCGATCTTGGCTTTGGCTTCTTCCGTCGGGACGTAACCGGAGGAGCCTTCGCCCCCGTCGGTCAGGTTGACCAGTTTAGCGCCAGAGCGCCGAAGGCACTTGATAAGGCCGCGCTCAAGTGCGTGGGCGATGTCCTCGCTTGAGCACTCAATTACGCCAACCAAGATGTTCTCGGCGCCGTGCTTGGCAACCACATTGCTGTGGTGCCTGTTCCGCCTGATACTCGGGCGGAACCGCCTGCCTGCACCCTTGCCAACATAGAACACGCCGAGAGCATCTCGGGTGTCTGGGCGGGCGTGAATGTAGGCGTAGTGGCTCATGGGGCTACAAATCAATAATCAACCACGTCAGCGACGTTCTGATGCTCGCTGATCTGGACCTGAACGATCACGTAGGTGTCGCCCCAAGCGTTGTTCGCGCCGGGAGTGATACCAATAACGCGAAACGCGGCGTTGTTAGCAACAGAGGCCACGTCGAGCATCTGGGTAGAGATGCCAACGGTGGCGCTGCCAGAGGCGGCGGTAAAGTCGTACTGAGCGCCAATGTCGGCGGCGGTGAGTGCCGCGTTCGACTGGATCTCGTAGACAATGCTCGGGTCGAGCGTCGCGTAGGCAACGATGTCGGTTGCGCCCGACTGGGCGACCCACTTGTTGCTGACGCGGCGGCGGCCGTCGCTGTCAGTCCACTCCACGCCTTGGAACGTGCCGATAAAGCGGTCGTTCACGGCGGCAGCTTCGAGGTTACCGTCGACCAGCTTTACCGGCTGGTTCTGGTAGATGGTGGTCGCGTAGTTCCCGGCAATCGAGTAGGCGGTGGGGCGAACCACACCGCTTGGCGAGTACGAAGGGCGCAGACCAAACGGGGCAGAAATAGAAGCCATCGTTAGGTTCCTCTAAAGGAATTGCGTTTACCCTCGCCTAGTTGAATATACCTCGGCGAGGAGCGTATTCACGCATCTCCGACATGCCATCGCCTTCCAATAGCGTAGTACCGGCTCTCTCGGCCTGCTCGCGCATCATCTCCGCGACTTCGGCCAATTTGTTCTCTTCCCGCAGCGGAGCCTCGTGGTGAGCTTCCTGCATGAACTTCTCGTAGAGGCTCAAGGGCAGCTTAAACGCGAGCATCTCGTTGACCCCGAGCATCCCGGCATACTCGCCGGTCTTGACCGTGGCGTGGGCCATCCCGGGCATCTCCTCCGCCTTCACAGGCTCGTATCCGAGCTGCATGCGGCGATAGATCGGGTCGCGCGGGTTGGTAGTTGTGAGCCAGCACATATGATAGCCCGGAAGGTCCGGCAGGTCAGGTAGTGCGTCGTTAAAGAGCTGATTCCGGAACATCTCCAGTCGGTCGTCTTCGCTAAGCTCCCTGCTCTCGGTAACCTGCCGGTCCTGAGAGTGCCGGGTAGCCTCGCGGCGTCCAACAACATCAAATTCCTTCTTCAAGCGGGCGTCTTCACGTTCTGTAGTCATGTGTCACACTCCAAGTTTAGCGTGCCGAATTTCCGCGATCATATTCCTGATAAGCTTTCAGGTAACGATTGCGGGCTACAGGGTCGTCCCATACGCCCGCCTCAATCATAGCCTGTTTGCGTTCAGGTGTCACGTAGATTTCTTTTTTGGTGCTGGCGGGCGCGTGCTCGCGCGTGTTGCCCGTCGGCGGTGCCTTGCGGCGCGGAGCCCTCGCGGCCTCGTCGCCACCCTTCTCGGACAGCGCGTCGGCGACGCGGGTAGTCAGTTCTTCCCAGTAGATTCGGCTGGCAGGGTCATAGCCCTCGCGTGCCAGCTCGTTGTCGATCGCCTTGGTCAGGGCGCTGTCGCGGTCCCCCGCGTTGGGGTCATACCACGGGTTGGCCTGCATCCACTCCTTGGCGTAGTTGACCACCTGCGGGTCGACACGCGGCTGGGTGGCCTGCTGCTTGGCCTGCTGGACCTGCTGCCGGTTGTACTGGAGCTGCTGCGCCTCCTGCATGGCCTGATCGCGGATCTTCATGGCCGCGACCATGTCGTCACCGTTGCCGGCCTCCGCCGCCTTGGCCATGATGGCCTCGGCCTGCTGAATGTCGCGCAGGGTCTGGGCGAGGCGCTGCTCGATCGTCTGCTCGGCTGTAGTCGCGGCCGCCGTGGCGGACTGCGTCTCGGTCTGCGCCACGCGCTGCGAGAGGACGGCGACGGTGCGCCGCAACTCCTCCAGCTCACGCTGTGCCGCGTCGCGGGCCTTCTTCTGGATCTCGCGGCGCTTGCGGCGGCGGTCACGGTTGCTCGAGGATGCTATGTCGTCCTCGTGGTCATCCTCGCTCTGCGCGAGCCGCTCGTCCTCCTCGTCCTGATCGTCGTCCTCGGCTTCCTCAGCCTCGGGCGGCGTCTCTACGGGGATCAGCTCGTCGGTGTCGGGGGTGTTGTCGTCGTCTTCAGTCAACGTATTCATGACCGGCTCCTTTCAGCCTTATCGAGTTACAGGAACGCCTTCACTGCGAGCGGGTCGCCAGTGATCTTGCCCAGCAAGTCGAGGTCGTTGAAAATGACGAAGAGGATCTCCTCCCCGTCTTCGGTACGGACAGACCAGCGGTCTCCCCCGTATTTCGGCGCGCGGACGTAGTCGCCCACGTGGACCCAAGCGCCCTCAGGCCAAGGCTCCATGGTGTTGCGGTTGTGGAAGGCGAGGGGGCCCATGGCAATGACCTTGGCGACCTGCGTGTTCCACATCTCCGTGTCACGCGTCTCGCCGGCCAGAAAGATGCCGCCCTTCGTCTTGGTCTTCGCCCGCCGTATCTGCAGCAGCACGCGGCTGCCGAACGGCTGGACGCCCGGATCCATAACCGGGAATGCGTCCTCCTCGCCATCAAAGGCGAACTCTACTTTGTTCATTTCATACGCCTGCATGGTCGCTCCTTCTAGCAGGTTAGAGGTTGAAATCTCTCCTATCCTTCTCGGCCACGAGGTCGATCAGGACGCGCTGGGCCAACTCGAGGCCCGCGTACATTCCTACAGCCTTGCCGTAGTTGAAGTCGCCCGGGAGGGGCTGCTCCAGCGTCTGCTGGGCGAGCTTGCTCTGCTCGTCCTTCAGGCACTGAAGCAGGGTCTCCAGTCTCACGCGGGCGTCTTCTTGCCGCCGCCGACTTCAAGCTTGGGCTGCTGGCCCATCTTGAGCAGCTTGTGCATGTTGGTGTTCTCGGCGTTGATGCTGCCGGTCTCCTTGCCCTTGCTCAGGGACGCGTCGTTCTTTGCCATTGTCGTCAGTCCTTCTTCTGGCCCATGGCCAGCAGGCGCGCACGCTCGCTGGTGTCAGGCTTGGCGTTGTCGGTGGTCTCCTCAACAGCCAGCGGGGGCTGCTGAGGAGTAGTTTTCTGCTTGGGCGTTCGCGCCATCGGTCACTCCTCACTGGCTCAAGGGTTCGGGTTTATCCCCGCCCCTGTGGACACGGCGACACGCTCGCCGCTTGCGATCTCTGCGGCAGCCAGCCGCATCGCGGTCTGGTTGTCCTCTGCGTTCATGGCCAGCTTGGCGTCGATATCCGCCGCCTTGCGGGTGTCCTCTGCCTCTTGGCGCTGCGCCTCGATCTGCAGGCGTGCCTGCAACTCTGCCGCCTTCTGCTGCGCCTCCATCTGCATGCGCTGCGCGTCGGTCTGGGCGTCCATGGCGCCCTGCTGCGCGTCGGCCTGCATCTTGGCCTGCGCCAGTTGCATCTGCTGCTGGTCGCGCTGGGCCTGCATCTGGAGCTTCTGGCCCTCAAGCGCCAGCCTCGGATCCTGCGGGGCGGGCTGACCCTGCTGCAGTTGCGCCATGATCTGCTGCGCCTGCTGCATGACCGCCGGAAGCTGGCTGAAGACTTGGCTGCCCGCGTCGCTGACGACGTTCGACGCCTCGGCGAGCATGCGGTCGAGGGCGCGGCGCTCCTCGTTGTCCTTGCCCATCTCCTTCATCACCTTGCCGAGATCCTCGCCGATCGCGTCGTTGCTGATCTCGACCACCTGCGCCGCATACCAGAGCACCATGTGCTCCTTCATGTGGTTCAGGATGGCCGGGATGAACGTGCCGGCGAACAGCTCGCTGCTGCCGAAGATCGGGTTGGTGAGGAACGACACGTGCGTCTGCAGGTGCGCGAGGTGGTCCTGCTCGGGGAAGGCGAGGATGGGCCTGCCGAGCGACGCCGCGACGTTCTCGTTGACGGCGTTCTGCTCCTTCGGCTCCATCGGCGGGACCAGCAAGTCCTTCGCGTTGGGCACCTTGAGCGTCTCGAGGATGCGCTCCTCGACCTTGCGCAGGTCGTAGAGTTGCGGCAGTTGCGCCGCGCGCTGGGCGACGGCCTGCATCTGCGCAAAGCGCTGCGTCTCGCTGAAGATGTTCGGGTCGGACACCGGCACCACGTCGAGCGGCCCCTCGAAGTCCTTGCGCTCGGCCAACTCCTCGCCCGCCTCGTTCTCCAGCGCCTCGTCGTCGAGATACATGGCGTTGAGGCGGTGCAACACGCGCAACATGCGCGCCATGCTGTCGTGCAGGCGGCTGTGGATGGCGCTGAACACCACCATGCCCTGCTCAAGCTTGGCCAGCGTCGTGCCGACAGGCGCGTTGGGGTTGCCGTCGGCGATGTCCTCCAGCGCCGTGCGCACCACGCCCTTGCCCGCGTCGATCAGGAAGCCGAGCAGCGAGAACAGCACCGGGGATGGTGGGTTGTAGGGCATCGGCATGAACAGCTTGCGCACGTCGTCGACGTTCAGGCCGCCCTCGATCTCCTTGATCTCGCCCGGCACGGGGCTCTCTGACTGGCCGCCGATCTTGGCGCCCTTCAGCTTGAGGCCTGATGGCGTGTTCTGGATGTGCGCCGCGTCAAGCAGCGCACGCAGCGCGCCGGTCGCCGCGCCGGAGAGGCCGCCGATCATGTGCGGCAGGCCGATCGGGTACGCGCCGCGCCACGGGATGAAGGGGAACTCGACGAACCACTGAAGCTCCTCGCGGGTCTCGTCTTCCTCGTCCCAGTTGCGGTAGATCGACAGCACCTTGCCGGTCGGCTTGTCGATGCTGATGATGTAGGGCGCCGCGTCCTCGTCGTCGCCGATCTGCGCGATGGCGTAGACCTCGTAGACGATGCGCAGGCCGTCCTCGTTGTAGCTCGTGGCGCTGCGGCCCTCGATCTTGTCGTTGGCCTTGCCTGCGCCTGACAGCTCCGGCTCCATGCCCGGCGGCGTCAGGTCGACGTCGCGATACATGCCGCTCTTGACGCGCTGCTCGTAGTCAAGCTGCGTCAGGTACTGTACGTGCGTACGGCGCTGCGCCGTATAGAAATTGGTCGCCGCGTAGGGCAGGTACATGTCGTCGATCGCGACGAACAGGAACGTCGGGCGGTTGCGCTTGTCGTCCCAGCCCAGCTTCATGTACTGCGCGCCGCCGAGCGGCACCTGCGTCATGAGCTGCTCGAGTTCCGCGCGCACCTCGGGGCACTGCACGGTCATCTGCCAGTTGAGCAGCGTCGTCTTGCGCTTGGCCTTGAGGAGCTTGTCCTCGGTCTGCTTGCCCGGCACGAAGTCCTTGGCCGGACCCATGGGCGGGAACAGTTCCTTCATGGCCCGCGCCGCGAAGTCGATGCACGCCTCGGTCAGCATCGGGTGCACGACCTTCGACGCGCCGGAGAACTGCGCGCCGCCGGGTGCCTCGTCGCCGAGGCCGGTGCGCTTGATGCCCTCCTCGTACTGCTGGTCGCGCTTGCTGCGCGCCTCCTTGTCCTTGCTGATCAGGTCCAGCAGGCTGCTCGACAGGGTGTTCAGCTCGCTGTCGGGCAGCGTCTCGGCTAGGTTGGCGTAGAACTCGCTCTCGCCCTTGGCCGGGCCGTCCTCGTCGTCGAGGGTGACGATCGCGCCGCCGTCAGGCGTGTCCTCGACGTCGTCCTCCGCGCCGTCCAGCGGCATGTACTCACCCGCGCGGATGTCCTCTTCGCTCTGGATTTCGTCTTCGTCCATCGGGCGTCCTGTCACTGGGAATAGGGGTTGATATACTGCTTCGGCGGCGTGTTGTCGACTGGGGCTTGCTTGATCAACGATACCAAGCCCTTATCCATGCAGAGACGCAGCGCCTGCGTGCAACTGTCGAGGAGGTCGTCGTGCTTGATGCTGCCCTCCCCAGTGAAGGAGCAGAGCTGCGTGACCAGCGGGTCGGCCCACGTGCGCGGCTTGCCCGGGCTCCGGTCGCTCTCGGGCAGCCACACGCGCTTCTGCGCGAAGACGGGGCTGACGATGTGCAGGCGGCTGAGCTTGTCTGCGCGGCCCGGGTTGTAGGCGTAGGCCTCGATGCCCGCCTCGGCCAGCATCTGGCGCAGGCTGATGCCGCTGCCCTTGTCCTCGATGAGCAGGATGTCCGGCTTGCGGCCGGAGGTGAGCGGCTTGCTGCTGCCGAACATCGGCTTGATCAGCGCCGTGTCCTCGTCGTCGCCGTAGGCCGTGTTGAGTTCGCGCCTGACGCGGCGCATGAGGTCGGGCAGGCCGAGGTGGTCCTCCCAGCAGTCGAGCAGGATCACGTTGGCGCGCTTCTCGTGCTGGAAGACGCCCCACACGCTGCACGCGGTCGGATCCGGGTCGCCCTTCGTGTCGACGCTCTTCTCGGTGTAGGCCGTGTCGAGCGACATGATGATCCAGTCGAAGCGCGGCAGCGGCTTTCCGGCAGGCCACAGCCTGAACCAGCTCCGCCTGATGATGCCCGCCTCTTCGGGGTCGATCAGCTCGCCGTATAGCTCCTGCCGGCCGAGGTTTGTCCCGGAATACTTCTCGAGGTTGTCGAAGAAGCTACCTGCAAGGTTCGCCTTGTTGTCGTACGTCGAGCCGCACACGATGAGGCGGCCGGGGCGGGGCGTGGTCAGGTTGCGCACAAGCGCGTTCGGCTTGGGGGTGGAGGTCCACAGCAGGCGTGGCCGCTCCCCGAGGCGGAGGCCCATCTGGAGCATGTCCAGCGTGTACTCTGCGTCCTTGCCCCACGCCGCGATTTCATCACACCACGCCGCAGCATGTTCAGGCCCGCGCAAGCGCTCCGCCTTCTCGGCGCTGAACCCGCGGATCGTCGCGCCGTTCTTCAGGATGATGCGCAGGTCGTCCGCGCTGTACTTCTCGATGCACTCCTCAGGGATGGTATTGCGCAGGCCGCTCATGCCCTCGAAGCACGTCATGCGCACGTCGTTCTGGGTCGGCGCGACAACGGCGTAGGGCAGGCCCCGCGTGCACTCGACGGCGACGCGCCCCAGCCACTCGGCGCCCACCCGCGTCTTACCGAAGCCGCGCCCGGCCATGTAGCCCATCTCGTTCCAAGGCAGGCTCACGTCCGTGGGCGCGAAGTACAGGCTGCCGGCGTTCTCTGTCAGCCAGTCAGCCTGCTCCTCCGGCTCTGGCGGTATCTGGACGGTGCGTGCGGTACGATACCACCGCGCCTGCCAGTCGAAGTACGCGTGGTCGTTGGCAGGCATTGCGCTTGCCACGCGCGGATCCGCCATCTTTTCGAGGGCGTAGGTCACAGCAGGTCGGTGCCGTCCGGTGGGGGCAGCTCGCCAGTCTTGAGCCGCAGTTGACGCAGCTCGCGAACGGCGGCCGTTGCGACGCCGGCTGTGTTGGCGATCTGGATCGGCGCGCCACCCGGGCCGCTGTGCTCGACCTGCTGCTTGTCGCCATACTTAGTGGGGTGCCACTTCGCGAGCAGCTTGAGGCGCGTCTCGGCGCGGGCCTTCTGCCACGCGACGTAGCCGCTGTCGCGACGCGGGGCTGCCCCCTCGCCAGTGATCATCTCAGGCTCTTGGTCGATGATGGCAAGGATGTCGTCCGCGATGACGTCGGCACCGACGGCCCGTGCGCGCTGGTGTGCGATGTTTAGGGTCTCGTCGGCGGCCACCCACTGGCTCCACGTCACCGGATGGAAATCCAAGTCCCTCGCGATCGCCGCAAGGGTCTCGCCCATTGCGATGCGACTGAGCACCCGCTCAATCAATTCCGGTGTTTTCTTAATCGGTGTGGCCACAGTCCGCTCCGCAATCCTTGTGCAGGCATTACTCAACCCCCGATGTAACACCTGCACGAAGGGACCGCAAGATTGCAACCTCAAGTATACAGCACGAGTCACACCAACCTGATGCTGCAACTTAGCGTTTACAAATTGCAAAAAAGCACCTCACTTGGGCGGAAGACGGACGGACGGACATACCGCACCCCCCTTTAGGGGGGGGGTGTGGGTAGTCTCGTGTCCGGCCTACCCGTGTCCGATGTTGATGATCCCGTCCGCCTCCGAAATCATGCCACCGTCGAGCAGGGTTTCCTTGCATCGACGATACGCCTTGCTGACGCTGTCCGCCTTGATACCCTCGTTCGAGCTGTCCTCCGCAAACAGCCTACGCAGTTGGGTGTCCGTCACGCTGCCGCCTTGGTTGAAGATCAGCCCGAGCAGCACCCCAGCCTTCCCGTCAGCGACTTCAGCAAGCCGGGCGGCCTTGGTGCCATCTCGGACCACCAACGTGCTGAGCGGGTCCCCATAGGCGTCTGTGAAGCCCTCCAGCACGAAGGGTACCAACTCCACGTCTAGCGGCTTACTCTCGACGCCGTCCTTCGTCTTGCGCTGGTGCAGGACAGCCCGGTAGGCCGAGGACGCGCGCAACACCTCAATTTGGCTGTCCACGTCGTTGAGCTTCGCGACGCTGCCCATGTAACTCCCGCCAGTCTTGGTCGCGTGGTCGATCACCACAAACGCCAGCCGCCAATCCTCCTGCGCAGCCGCGTCAATCAAGTCGCGAAGGTTCTTGATGTAGGCTGCCACGTTGGCCTTGTCGTCCCCGCCGGACGTCTGCGAGTACGTGTCAATGAAACACACGACAGTCGCCGCCGTGTCCGCCTCCGCCCACGCACCGACGTCATCATATTTCGCAAACGCGCCGCTGAAAACCGCGTCCTCCTCGATGTCCTCGTACGTCTCCCCGCGGTACAAGCCAGTCAACCCGGCAAGGATACCGCGCAGACGCAAAGCCCCGAACCTCGTGTCAAGCTGAGGCCGCTCCTGCACGACGTACATCGGCCCGGACGCCCCCGCATCCAACTCCGCCGCAGCGCGCCGAATGTGCAACGCATTGCCGCCCTCTGCGCCAAGATACACCACAAACGCCGACTCGGTCTGGCGCCCCATCCACGGGCGCTCGTCGGACATCGCCGCCGCCATCGACATAGCGACAAACGTCTTGAAGCTCATGGACGAGCCATACAGCCATGTGATGCCCCTATCCGGCACAAGGCCGCGCAGCACGTCCCTAGTTTCTGCGGCATTCTGCAACACCACCAAAGGGTTGGATACAAGTCTATCTCCGGTCCACATATCAATCTCCGTGTTAAGGACGGACGCCATATAGCATGTCTGTCTGCCGCACGGCAACACCGGACAGACATGCGCCTTCTGCGCTTTTAATTTGTCCGTCCGCCTATGAAAAAAATCTATTGCAACCGCAGGTGTACATGCTATGTAGGGCTTCTCAGCAATACACGCGAGGAGCACTTACACCATGACCGCCACCATCCGCCCCGCCGTCAACAACAACGGCACCAGCCGCGTCGATCTGGTCGACCAGCGGCGTGCGATCATCGACGCCTGTGACGCGCTGGTTGGCGCACTCAGGGCCGCCACACCTAACGGGCGCGACTACCCCGGCGAGACCGAGCGCCTGCACGCCGACCGCGAGACGCACTACGTCCGCATCAAGATCGTACAGGATCTGCGTGAGGCGGTGTTCGCCGAGGCGCTGTCCATCCAACAAGGGAGCAACTGACATGGCCGTAGACATCAAGCTCAACGAGATGATCAAGTCCAACGACGACGTGCTGCGGGGCGTCTGGCTCAAGGATTGCGAGTTGTCCGTGCGAACGCTGCGTGCGTTGGACAACCTCGGCGCGAAGACGCTGCTCGACGCTGAGAGGCTTTTGTTGGACGGCACGTTGAAGAAACAGAAGGGTATTGGCCGGCGCGCCTGCAACGAAATCGTCGAACTCATCCGCGCCGCCCTCGACATGCCGGACGAGTACCGGCCCAAGCCGGAGCCTCTCATTGAGGACACGCCCGGAACTAGTCAGGTCGAGATGCTCGAGTGGCAGCTTGAGCAGAAGGTGGCGCAGTACGAGCGGCTGGTCGAGACCAACAACGCTTTGCAGGCCGACGTGACCCGCCTGAGCCGACTCCTGAACGCGCGCGACGAGCAGATCGTCAAGCTGCGCAAGCGGCTCACCTGCGTGCTCAACGCCATGACGATCGCGCAGCTCAAGGAGCTGAACGTGTCCTTCCAGATTGACTGGGACGAAGTCGATGCCCTTTGACTACGCCAACGAGTACCTGCGCCGCATAAAGGCGGACAAGACACCCGGCACGGTCGGCCACGCCGTCGTGCCCCACCTGCGCTGCGCCAAGGGGCTGACCATCAGCCTTCAGGCGTCGCGCACGCACTACTGCGAGCCGAAGAGCGACACGGGCCCGTGGACGCACGTCGAGGTCATGAGCCCCAAGGTCGTCCTGCGCTCGCTCATGCCCTACAGGGAGGCGCGCGACAGCAACCTCTACATGCGCGTGCCGGTCGACGCGATCAACCGCCTGATCACACACCACGGCGGCATCGTCGAGCCGATCATCGTCCTGCCGCCACCCAAGACGCCGGGCGTGTTCCCAAAGAAAAAGTGAAAAAAGGTGTTGCAACCCCCGGTTGAACTGGTATGTAGGGCTTCTCAGCAACACGTCACTACGGAGACAACGACATGACCATCACCGCATACGACCGCACCTACTGGCGGTCAGAGAGCAACCTGCGCCTCATCGAGGAAGCGCGCCACAGCGGCAACGAGTTGGCGATCGTCCTCGGCGAGCGCCTGCAGGACTGCGCCGACCTCGACGACATCACTGCGCTCGAGCGTGAGAACAAAGAGTTCGAGCGTGTGCTCGACGACACCCGCCTCACCGTCGCGGATCTCAGGGACGACAACGCACAACTGACCCGCGAGGTCGAGACCGCCGAGGCCATCCTGCGCCGCCTGTGCCTGCTGGCCAGCGTGCACGGCGAGCACGTTGGCCACATCTTCGGCGACGTCGCACACGACGCCAACGAGTGGCTGGAGTGGCTGGAGCAGTTCGAGCAGGGAGGGCGCGACGATGTCTGACACTTTGACACGCACCCACACTGAGCTGGACGTCCTCACAGAGGCCGTAGAGGCGCTCAGGGAGGCCGAGGAGCTGCGCAAGGCAGTCAGGGCCTCTGGCGCCCGCCTGCGCGCCCTGTGCCGCCTCTGGGACCAGACTGCGGGGCTGTGGGGCACTGCACCCTACCATCTCGAGCAGTCCTGTCGCGCCCGGGGCCTGATCACGTGACCGACGAGGCCGCACGAGAGACGCGCGAGCGGCACTACCTGCGCTACAGGCGCAGGGTGCTGCCCGAGCAACTGGAGCTGGCACGCCGGCGCTACCGCCACCTGCTGGCTGAGGCCGAGCGCCTCGGCATGCGGCACCTGCTGACGGAGGGCGAGTGATGAGGAGGCACAGGTTCCACGACGCGCCGACGCGGCGCTACGCCTGCATGCTGGTCTACAGGACGCCCTACGGCACCGAGAAGACGTTCAGTTGCGTCGTCGACGCGCTGAGCGAGGCTCTGGCGCTGCCGGTGGCCGAGCGCAGGCTGACGCATGACAGGCGGCGCAGCGTCAAGGCGATCGTCCACCGCCAAGCCATGGAGCAGACGACATGACCGACCCTAAAGCCCTAGCCGAGCGCCTGCGCCGCAACTGGGACAACGCCGACATCCTGCGCGCTGCGGATATGTTGGAAGAACTGAGCAACGAACTGAGCAAAGGAGCAAACCAATGACTGACAAAATCACCGTGAACGGAATTGAATACATCCCCGCAAGCAGCAAGCCGACCGGCACCCGCGCTGTTGTCGTGGTGGACCGTGGCTGGATTTTCGCTGGTGACGTGACCCGCGAGAATGGACGTATCCATCTCGCCAATGCCCTGCACGTTTTCCGCTGGGCGGGCGTCGGCTTTGCCGCCGTCGTTGATGACCCGAAGAAGGCCAAGGCAGACCTGCGCAAGATCGCAGACGTTGACATCCCACAGGGCGCGGAAGTGTTTAGTGTTCCAGTGCCAGATGGATGGGGGCTGTGATGGCCTCCACTATCTTTAGGCCGATAGGCTACGGCAACGGCGACGGCAACGGCAACGGCAACGGCTACGGCTACGGCTACGGCTACGGCAACGGCTACGGCGACGGCGACGGCTACGGCTACGGCTACGGCTACGGCTACGGCTACGGCTACGGCTACGGCTACGGCTACGGCAACGGCGACGGCTACGGCAACGGCTACGGCGACGGCTACGGCAACGGCAACGGCTACGGCGACGGCACTGTTAGCAATCGCGCTGGGATTAGGAGTGAATGAGATGAGCGAGGAACTGATTAAGCGGCTGCGAGAAAAACTAGCCGATAGTCTTCTCGCGGGCCTGCCATACAATCGGGACGGGGGAGAAGCCGCCGACCTAATCGAAACCCAAGCCCGCGAGATCGAGCAGTGGAAGGTCGATTACACCGAAGCAGCATTGGATGTTGAGCGGCTGACTAAGTGGAAGCCTATCGGAACCGCACCTGATGACGACTGGTTCCTTGCCGCGATTGAGGTTCGCCATAAAAACGGGGGCCACTGGTGGGAATATCATGTCGTCTGGCTGGATGATGAAACCGGAGACATTCATACCGACTGCGAGCAGGGGTGGAGCATCACCGACTACTCACACTGGATGGCGCTGCCCGATGCCCCGTATCCTCTAAATGCAGCCCGCGCAGCACTAGGAGAGAGCCATGACTGACTGGATGTGGATCGTATTAATCCTAGCCGCGCTGTTTGGCGGCACCGTGTATTGCGGCTTCAGGGCAATTGCAGCAGCACTAGAGGAGAGAGCAGTAATGTCCGAAGAACGTAGCAAAATTATGGACAACCTGATCGCGCAGGATGCTGACCTAATCGAAACCCAAGCCCGCGAGATCGAGCGGCTGCGGGAGGCGTTGGAAAACGTCTTGGCACACCGCTACGGCAACTGGTGCGACATCGCCCGCGCCGCACTGGGAGACACGCAATGACCGACGATCTGATTGAACTGCTGCTAACGGCACACCGGCTCCCGGTCACAAAAAGCCAGCTTGTGTGCGACAAGGCTGCGGCTAGGATTGGGCAGCAGGCAGCGCGTATTGTTCTGCTTGAAAAAGCATTAGAAGAGCATGGTGGCCGCTACTGGGAGGCGCGTTACCGAGATGAAGCTGCCGAGAATAAGCGGCTGCGGGAGGGCTTCAACGCGATCCTAGACCGAGGCCCAGAGCGTGAACCAAAATGGGCGGGCATGACTGCCAAGGACATTGCCATCTACTGTTTGAAAGGCCCCGACCATGACTGACCCCGCCGTCGCATGGATCGTCTGCGCCCTGTGCGTGGTGATCGGATACTGGGCAGGCTATGGGGATGGCAGGCGCAATGTCTGACACCCTGCGCCAGTGGATATGGGAACAATTCGGCTGGGATGTTTACGACTGGGCCGATGATGAAATTAGGTTTTAGGAGGAAGCTATGGACGAAGACCTGAACAGCGTTTTCGCGTTGCAGACTGACGCCCTGCAGTTTGATGGGCCATCGACCAATCACTGCTTTGGCATTCCGTACGTGTCTTTTGGTCTGCTTGGCGTCTTGGACGAAGGCGACACTGTTCCTTCTGCAAAGGGGCACGCCGAGGCGGTGCGGCTATTTATGGCCGGATTGGAAGGGTACGTGGAAGATGCCGAGCAGATCGCATGGCGCATGCGTCCCTATATGAGGCGAACCGAAGATGGGCGCTGGGCTATCAAGTGCAGGCTGGCAGTATTTCCTAACGAAGCAACCAAGGAGACGCCAGATGCCGGGACTGATTGAACGGCTGCGCGGACACGCCGAAATCATGGAACGCGATAAAGGGAAGTTCGTCCGCTTTATTGACGTTGGAACCTGCCATCAAGCCGCCGACGCGCTCGAAAAGCTGAAAGGCTATGCGGTGCATGACGATGGGTGTGCCAGCGGCATAGTTTGGCCCAACCCATCCCCCTGCGACTGCGGCCTCACCGAACTCTTGAAGGAACTGAGCGATGACTGAACCAGAACACGGACTCATCATCCTTTGCCGACGCATCGCCAAGGAGAACCCGGACTTCCGAATAATCAGCTTCACCGTGGTTCGTGACGATGACGAAAGCCAGTCATTTACCATTGAGAGGAAGCGAAGCGATGACTGAACTGGTCGAGAAGGTCGCGCGGGCGATTGTTATAGCCATGCATAAAGACCTCTACGGAGCTGATGCTATTCCCGTCGAGGACAACGAATGGCTTAACTACACGCCAGAAGCCACCGCCGCAATCGAAGCGATGCGCCCCGAGATAGAGCGGGAGGAACGGGAGGCCGTGTTAGCTTTCATGCAGGCGCATCCCGAGATGAAGGCGCACGTGATGCAGGTTTTCATCCGCAACGGCGAACACAGGAGCAAGCCATGACTAGCACAGCACACGAAGACCAGTACGCGCCCGACCTACAAGCCCTAGCCGACCTACAAGCCCTAGCCGAGTATTGGTATCGCCAAGGTAAAGATGATGGTGTCGAGCAAGAGCGTGGCAACATCGTTGAATGGCTACGGTTTCGTCTGGACGATTGGCCGGATTACGTAGCGCCTGCCGATATAGCCGAAGCCATCGAAGGGGGGGATCATCTGAAATGACTGACCTACAAGCCCGCGCCGATGTGCTGATGCCGAAGCTGGAAGCAAGGGATGAATGGACCCCATGACGCCCGCCCTGCGCCAGTGGATATGGGAGCAATTCGGTTGGGACGTTTACGACTGGGCCGATGATGAGATCAGGTTTTAATCAAGGAGACTAACAATGCGTAACGTCATCAAAGCAATCGCTCTCGCCGCTGCCGTGCTGGCAGCTACCCCGGCACACGCCATGACCTACTATCTCGTTGCGCAGTGGTATCAGAACGGGGATCACATGTGCCAGTATGGCAATGGCACAGTGCTGAACGTGGGCTATCGCATCTGCCCTCTCAGCATTCAGGGATAACTAGCCTCTTGCAACCGCCGATTGAACGTGGCATAGGAAGCCATCAGCAACGGAGGACCACCATGTCAGACTACATCCAAGACACCGTCAACGGCTACCTCGCCCGCATCACCGACGCGCCTATCCGCATCGAGTGGGACGGCCAACCCGTCAGCCGCGACGACCCGGCGCACTTCAACGTGCACGTCTACGGCGAGCCGACGAGCTTCTACGCCGTCGACTACCCCACCGGCCTCAGCCTCTTCGAGGGGCACGGCCCACACAACTGCGTCGACGAGATCGACACCGTCCGCAGCTACGTCAAGCTGGCAGAACTGATCGCGGAGGTAGTCCCGGTCGAGCAGGGAGAGGAAGCATGAGCATCACAGACATCATCTGGCCGTGGGCTGCCCTGCGTAGGGAGCGCAGCCGCCTGTGCCGGGCGCGCGAGAACCTGCGCGAACTGGAGCTGCGCGTCGACGCCTATGAATACAAGCTGGGTGAGATCGACGGCAACCTGCGCGAGAAGGAGCTGCGCCTCCTGCTCGCCGAGAACGAGATCGCCAAGCTGCGCAAGAAGATCGCCACCGGCCACTTCCGCAACCCAGAGACGGGCCGCATCGGCAAGAAGGGACAGACATTCCAGTGACCACCAAGGAAGAGCGCGTCGCCGCCATCAAGGAGGCCATCCAGCGGGGCGGCGGCATCATCAAGTTCGCCAAGTCCATGGGCGTCAGCCATCAGGCCGTCTACAACTGGATGCGGCGCGGCTGGGTGCCACTTGAGCGCGCCGTCGTCATCGAGGCGATCTTCGGCATCATGAGCGAGCAGATCGTCGAGCCCTCCGTCCGCAGCGCGCTTGACATGCGGGCCGCTACCAGCATCATCTGAGGTTTCTCGCAATGCGTTACGGATCGGTTTGCAGCGGCATTGAGGCCGCGACGATGGCGTGGCACCACATGGGGTGGGAGCCTGCGTTCTTTTCCGAGATAGAGGCGTTTCCCCGGGCGGTGCTAGAACACCGCTACCCGGAGGTTCCCCTACACGGCGACTTCACCACTATTGAGCAGAACCAGTATGGCAAAATTGATCTCCTCGTTGGCGGGACACCCTGCCAATCCTTCAGCGTCGCAGGCCTCCGAGGAGGACTGGACGACGAGCGTGGTAACCTCGCGCTTGAGTTTTGCCGACTTGCTCAGAGAGAGCGGCCTCGTTGGATCGTCTGGGAAAACGTCCCCGGTGTCTTGTCATCGAACGGAGGACGGGACTTTGGTTCCATCCTCGGGGCGCTGGAAGACCTCGGGTACGGCCTCGCCTACCGAGTGCTGGACGCTCAGTACTTCGGAGTGGCCCAGCGACGCCGCCGTGTGTTTGTTGTCGGATACCTTGGAGACTGGCGCCGTGCCGCAGCGGTTCTTTTTGAGCGCCACAGCCTGTCAGGGCATCCTGCGCCGCGCAGAGAAAAGGGGCAAGGCGTTGCCCGCAGCCTTAGAGCGCAGTCTCAGAGCAGTCACAGAGAGGACAGCGACAACTTTGCAGCGGTTGCCGGAGGGCAGCGATCTTCTGTAAAGTGGGCTGCTGGTACCGCCAATGCGATCACCTCCTCCTTGGCCAACTCAGGCACGGGCCACAACAAGGACGAAAACGTCATAGCGTTCGACTGCTACAACCAGCAGGAGACTTCAGGCGTGTCGAAGACGGTAGCGGCGCGTAATGATCAGGACACTGCGTCCTGTGTGGCATACGCAATACAGGAGCGCGCGATTAGCGAGAACCCCGATGCTGGTCCTGACGGTATTGGAATACGCAGCGACGATGTTGCGTACACAATGGAGGCACGCACCGTGCCGCAAGCGGTAGCCACGTTCAGCGAAGATGGCACCGCCCGCACTTTGACCCGGCGTTATGACAGCAGCTCGTGCGCGGACAGAGGCCCGGATGTGGTGGCTTTTGAACGGCAGAGAGGCTCAACGCAAAACCTTGAAGTGACTGATGGGTTCGCACCTGCGCTCATCAAGTCGCAAACGCCTGCCGTGGCTTTTGATATGCGCGGTCGAGAAGGCGGCGCCCAATTTGAAGGCCCGCACGATACAGCGAACATCCGCGCAGCGAGCGGTGGATCAAGCCGCAGCTATGTTGCCGCCAGCGCGGTGCGCCGCCTCACCCCTGTCGAGTGTGAAAGACTGCAGGGCTTTCCTGATGGCTTCACGGCGATCCCGTGGCGCAAGAAAAACGCCGACCAGTGTCCTGATGGCCCGCGCTACAAGGCGCTGGGCAACAGCATGGCAGTGCCAGTAATGCGCTGGATCGGTGAACGCATTCAAATGGTCGACGACCTTATCGCGCTGATATGACTGAGGGGTTGAGATGAGCGCCGTGCAACGTATTTCGCCCAACATTCGCGACATCCACGTCCCTGCGCCGCTGCGGGACGTGCCGCTCTGGCTCACGTGGGCCTACGAGCAGCACGAGGGCGAGGCCAAGCCCCGCAAGGTGCCGCAGTACAGCATGGGCGGCAGGCGCTACGGCCAGCAGGGCTCGCCGTCGGATCTGGCCAAGCTGACCACCTTCGCCGTCGCGCGTGAGGCGGCAGCCCGGCGCGGCCTCGACGGCGTGGGCTTCGCCCTGACGCCCGACGCGGGCATCGTCGCCCTCGACTTCGACCACTGCGTCGTGGACGGCAAGGTCGACGACGCCGTGCTGGACCTCGTGCAGGGCACCTATGCCGAGTTGTCGCCCAGCGGCGCAGGCGTGCGTGCCTTCTTCACTGGCGCGGCCGACATCCTCGGCAACCGCAAGTCTGCCGCCACGGCCGAGCGCTTCGGAGCCGAGGTGTTCAGCTCGAACGGCTTCGTCACCGTCACCGGCTGGATGCTCGACCACATCGACCTGATGGGCTGGGAGGACCGCGTTGCGCCCCTGCCCGCCCGCGTCATCGACTACTGCCGCACCCGCTTCGCAGGCGAAGGCCCGGCGCCGGTCGACCCCGACGACTTCATGCTCGGGCATGAGCCGAAGATCGGCCTCTCGCTGGAGGAGATCGCCGACAAGGTCAGCCAGCTCGACGCCGACATGGACCGCGACGGCTGGATACGGGTCGGCATGGCCATCCACCATGAGACGGACGGAGCCGAAGAGGGCTTCGATGTCTGGAACGACTGGTCAGAGCAGGGCGGCAAGTACCCGTCCGAGGAGGCGCTACGCGCCCAGTGGGAGGGCTTCGACCGCCGGGCAGGCACACGCCGTAGGCAGGTGACCATGGCCAGCGTGCTGAAGATGGTCAAGGAGGCGCAGCAGGCGCAGGGGAGCGCCGCCATCATCGAACGCGCCGAGGCGATGGTGGCGGACCTTGAGCCAGCTCTCGGCGTACAGACGCCCGCAGGATACGCGGGCAAGTTTCCCATCAGCACCGCCCTGACGGCCACCCGGCGCAAGCCGGTCGACTGGCTGATCAAGGGCGTGCTGCCCGCCGCCGACTTGATCCTGCTCTATGGGGCAAGCGGCTCGGGCAAGAGTTTCGTCGCCCTCGACATGGCGCTGGCGATCGCACAGGGGACGCCGTGGCGTGGTCACAAGACGCGTCGCGGTAAGGTTGTGATCGTCGCGGCCGAGGGCGCCGGGGGGTACGGCAATCGCATACTGGCCGCCTGCCAGCATTACGGTGTGGACCCGGCAGTGCTCGACATCGGCCTGATCACCGTGCCCCCCAACCTACTCGAGCAGGAGGACGTCACCGAACTGATCGCGGCCCTCAAGACGATCAACGACATCGCGCTCATCATCATCGACACCTTCGCGCAGGTGACACCCGGCGCCAACGAGAACGCCGGCGAGGACATGGGCCTAGCACTGTCGCACTGCCGCACGATCAGCACGGCGACGGACGCGACGGTCGAGCTGGTCCACCACGCCGGCAAGGATCTCGCGCGCGGCTCGCGCGGCTGGTCGGGCATCAAGGCGGCCGTAGACGCCGAGCTGGAGGTCAGCCGCGACTTGGACACGAACTACCGGCAGATCAAGCTGACGAAGCAGAAGGACGGCACGGACGGCCTGCAGTGGCCGTTCAAGCTCGACACCGTCGTGCTCGGCTTGGACGACGACGGCGACGACATCACGAGCTGCGTCGTGCTTGAGGCCGAGCCGGCCCAGCAGGTCGAGGGCGACCGCAAGGGCGTCAAGCGCCGCGGCGCCATCGAGACGCACGTCATCGAGACCATGGCGACGTTCGGCAAGGACGACGCTGTGTCGCTTGAGCGCCTCATCCGCACCGCCGTCGACACGATGCCCGCACCCGACCCGGACAAGCGCGACACGCGCCGCCAGACGGTCATGCGCGCCGTGCAGAAGATCAGCCGCGAGCCGGACGGGCCGCTCAAACTGACGGGTGGCAGCGTAATTTTCTACGAGTGATTACAGGCGCATACAATCTTTTTGCAAACTTTTGCAAATAGGGGATTGCAACCTACCGTGTAACTGCTAACTGGGGCTTCTCAGCAACACACATACGAGGAACTCTACCATGGCAACTGCACCCACCTTTATCGCAAATGTCTCGCCCGTCGATCGCCTCGGCGACGTCAAGGCCGAGATCGCCCGCCTCAAGGACATCGAGGCTTTCCTGATCGAGGAGATCAAGGCCCTCGGCGTTGGCGCGCACGACGGCGACACCTTCCGCGCATCTGTCTCGGAAGTCGCGGAGCGCCAGTCGCTCGACGTCAAGGCCGCCGAGGCCAAGCTGCGCGAGTTGGGTGTAGACGGCCGCTGGTTCAGCAAGAACCAGAAGGTCACTAAGGGCTACACGACCCTCAAGGTCGTGGCTCGCAAGGCGTAAGGGGGCCGGCATGATCTGCAACATCCTCGCCGCCGAGTTCTATCCCCGGACCAGTAGGTCTGGGGCCACGGTGATCCTGAACCGGATCATCGACGGTCGCCGCACCAAGGTGCTCGGCTTCAACGTAAGCGGCAAGCGCGAGGCGCGTGATATCGCCAAGCGCTATTCTGCCACCTGCTGGAACTTCTGAGGAGGAGCTTGACATGTACGTGATCGAGAAGAATGTGCCTATGCCGGCGACGCGCGAGAACTACCCCCTGAAGGTGATGGAGGTCGGAGACAGCTTCGTGCTGCCTCTTGATAAGCTTCAGAATGTCCGCATCACCATTAACAACTTAAAGCGCCGCAACCCCGGCTGCAATTTCGTGACACGCACGACCGGCGACGTCGGCCGCGTGTGGCGCACAGCCTGACAGAGGAGAAGACATGACCTACCGTATTGAGATTACCGCCGACACCATGAGCGAGCTGGGCGGCAAGCTTCTGGCCATGGCCAGCCAGTTCCACACCGCGGCGCCGTCCGACCCTGTGATGCCTGAGATCCGCGACGCGGCTCCCGCCAAGCCGAAGGCCGCCAAGGCGAAGAAGGAAGAGGCGGGAAACGCGCCACCTGCGTCGACTGTGGAGGCCCCCTCAGCGACTTTGAGCAGCGAGCCGGATACGCCGACTGTGGAAAGTGCGCCTGCCCCTTCTGAGCCAGACGCGCCTGTTCTCGACTTCGACAAGGACGTCACGCCTCTGGTGCTGCGCGTGGCCAAGGAGAAGGGCAAGGACGTCGCCATCGAGATCCTCAGCCAGTTCGGCGCGGCGCGCGCCTCTGAGGTCGACGAGGCCCGCTGGCCGGAGCTGTGCAACGCCCTGTCGGACGCCCTCTAATGGCGCACGCCAAGCTCAGCCCCTCGGGGGCCTCTAGGTG